GTATCCAACTGCCATACCACGGCCGAAGCTCTCAGAAGTATCTTCAAACCCGACTTCAGCCCTAGCCTCGGCCCCGAAATTACCGCCGATCAATGCCGCATCCCTGTCTCTAAGAACCGCAAGTACGGTGTACATATTAGGAGAAAATGCTAGTCTTACGGGTTTAGAAGGGTCTGTGATACAATGAGCGGCGGTAATCAAGTAGTGACTGTCAATTACAAACCCTGTACATCTGGCGCCATCTGGTAAAATCAATGTCCGTATAGACAGAGAATCCTTGCTCAACACTCCCGGATCGTAGGGAATGAGGCTAGCCTTAACTCGAAAATCGGTAGGGGCTGGCTCACTCGCTGGCTTCAAGAGACTATGAGTGATGAATACGACGCTTAGGGCTATAAATAACGGTCTGATATACTTCATACTTACTCCTTCAAGGTAATATGCATGTTTTCTCGATCTCTATTCTTGAACTCTTTAATAGTAGCATCAATCCGGGTGAGGGTCAAGGTAGGGTCGAGAGAACATGGCTTACCGCCGACTGGGCAGGATTCCCCAAAGGTTCCGCCAGCTGCAACGAATTCAGTGTGGGGAACTTGGCCATATTGAGTAGTGACAATTGCCCTAATATTCTTTGGAGCGCTGCTTAATGGACATTTATCGATATCATATTGGATATCCATGCCCATAAAGTTAACTGTTTTAGTAGTAACGCCATCTAGGGAGCTATCGCAAGCCAAAGTAATAACTTCGTCAGCATAGCCTTGTTCAACGGCGTTCTTACCCATAATCCAAAGCTCGCTAATATACGCCTTCTGGTAGGATTCGAGCGTCTGCTTCCCCTTGGTGCGTTTTACGGTCAGCTCGTCCATATCCTGCAAGGAACGCAAGTAGAAGTTCAACCTAGATTGAATCTGGCTAGGAGATGCACCGCCCATTTCCCCTTGGACGCTGCCTCTAGCCCTGTGGCTCATCAAGACCCCGCTAGACGTGATATAACGGTTACGGAGACCTTGAACGGTCTGAAAGCCCATACTAGCTGAGAACAGCGTGATGGTGTCTACGGGGCGGCTTAGGCCCTTAAGAGCGTCAATCATAGCCATACCGGCGTCAACATCTCCACCTGGAGTTCTCAGAACCAAATAGATAGGTTCCTTGAATGCCCGGCTGATAAGCTTGGAATCCAGAGCTTTAGCCTGCTGAACAACTTCACCAGTTGATTCTTCGTTAAACTGGGTGTCAAGCACTACTGTGTTTCTATTCGTCAAGACAATTCTTTTACTGGCGAAGCTACTCAATGAGATCAACATTCCTAAAACGATAACCAACTTTTTCATTTACTCATCCTATTCTTTAGTTTATCTTACTCTCTATTATCATACTCAGAATTTACGACAAAGTAAACAGGATTTTTAACCGTTGACTCGACCGAGATCAGCACGTTTTGCCCTAAAGCTCTGAATAAGGCGTTCAACGTCTCCCATCTCACGTCTTGTTCGCCTGCTTCTAGGGTTTTTAGATTAACCAGATCCTCTGCAGACGCCCTAAATCCTGCTTCAATAAGCAGCTGCTTACGTGTAAGCTTATGCTTTAAGCGTTCTTGCTTTAGCAAAGACCCTAATTCTTTCAACCAGTCATATTGCGTTTTCATTTTTTTCTCCTTGCCGCGGTGTCAAATTCAGTTATAGTACCATAGTCATAGCTTTCTGGATATGTGTAAATATCATCACTTTCTATCTCAGGTTGGCACTCGTAGCACTTAAAATACCTGGTGGGTGGGTTATCTTTACCGCAGCTCTTACATTTTCTTACCTTATTCATATGATTTGAACTCCTTTTGTTCTCCATTTAGGAAAGTTATTGATCTTATTAGCTTTCTAGTCTTAAAGTCGACCAACAAGACTTTAGATGGTACCGGCTTCTGCTCTCCGTCGGTCTCGATTGCTTCTTCTGGTCTTAGGCAAGGTCCGCAGACAATCTTTCTAATCACCATGAAACCTGTAAAGGATGTCGTAGAGGGGAGGGCCTCATTCACGGTGTGGATGGTTATAATCTTAGTATCTGCAAATCTGTTGCATCTTCCGCAAAAAAACTTAGCCATATATTCTCCTAATCTTTCCAGTATTTAATAAACGGGTGCCCGGCTTCGTAGTATTGGCTAGCAACACCTCTCATGCTTTGACCCCACTTTTCAAGTGGAAAGTCCTTTCTTAATCCATGATACCACACTTTTGAAGCAAGCAAGCATAAAATTGAAGTATCTTTTACGCATTGTATTAAAAGCCACGCCAGCCGCCTAGAGTCCATATCCTCGTTGTTAGGCTTCCTACGTAGGCCACTATATAGGATTACAAGGGCTGCGTAGAAATATACCGGGGTAAATAAGAACCGTAGAATCCATGGAAATCTACCTGCTGATAGGGCAGCAGCTATAAGCTGAGGCTGGCGCCACAGGAAAGCCTCCCAATTAACTTCTGGCACCTTATGAGGCATCGTAAAGTTACCGGGGTTAGGCTGGTTAAAGAATCCCAGGTGCTCAATACCATACCAGAAGATATACCGGGCTAGGTGGGGCTCTCCTAACATCCTAGAGGCAGCCAGAACGCCTAGCATGTTGTCTGGGCCATCCACGTCGTCACTATCCCGCCTGCGTCTCAATAGACCTGGTACGATAAAGTAGGGAGCCAGAGTTTCCGTGAATCTCCACAAGTATTTTTGTTTATCTTTGGGATCGTCTAGGAGCGAGACCAAGATACAGATAGATTCACCGTAGAACATGGTGCCGTTGTCCCCCCAGTCTACAGGTTTGGGTACCGGAAGGGTATGGGCGTCAATTAGTCCCGCTTTGGTCCTATAAGGCTCGAGAGCTGCTAGAAAGTCGTCTGCTTGACTCATTTCTTTTCTTCCTTGGCAAAGCAAGCCATGAACTTGGTAAACTCGTCATTTGCATCCGGAAAGTTATCGTGAAAGGATTCTACAACTGGCTTGTTTAGCTTCGTATTTTCTACCAAGATCTGGTAGAAGTTAAAACCCTTCACCATGGACAACTTCAACTCTCGCAACTGTACTGATTTAACAACTAAATTTTTCATATTACCTCATTAACAACATAAAGACCGACATCACACATATGTAAGACGTTAGGTTAAAGATCGTTAGCACCAATAAATCTGTATCTTTGTCTTGTTTCATATTATTTCTCCTTCTTATCTAATTTAGCTCTAGGAATCATGATCCCAGACTTCAAAAACCCCATCCTGATCTGCTCAGCGCTTGATACGAAGATCACGGTGTAGCCTAGGTCGATGAGTTTATTATACTGTTCTAGTGTAATCTGAGTAACTTTGATTGTCTTCATATGATTCCCATTCCTTCCTTTTCGTCGAATTCTCTGTCTTTTGCTGCTTCCTTATCTTCATCATACTCTACTTCAATTTCCCAATCAAGATATTCTTCGTTCATAATTGATCCATTCTGTTCAACCATTTTACGATAGTAGCGATAACTAGGCGATGCCTAACACCGTGAAAACCCACCTTAATCATTAGTCTTTCAATTTTCATAATAAGTCCTGTTAATCGGTCCATACATAGATATACTGCTTAAAGCATGCCATAGCTAACCCATTGGTAAGATTGAAGCCGCCCTTTAGAAACCTGTAGATCTTCTAGCCATAGTGACAATTTTTGTCATTTTAAACAATAATACATTAATAGATGCCTGGGATATCCTCAGACACTTCCCGTCAGGTAGGCCTAGCTGCCTGCGGTGAGAAGGTGCTATACGCTTCCTTCAGTTCTAGGTATAGAGGATAAAGGGTCATTGGAATAATAAACCAATGATTTTAATAACTTATGGCAAATAGAAATTTTTATAATAAAATGTACTCCGGTCACGCTTTCCCAGTGGCTCTTGACTGCAGCTTTGTGGTCGACGCTACCAATGGAAACGGACTCGGCATTAGGTCTCTCAAGGGTCCTTACATCCAGAACGTGTTCATGCACACCAGTGCAACCCCTGGACAAGGAAACTCGAATCCTGCGACGCCAGGACTCGTTGTAACCAACCCAAATCCTGCCTCTGGAGTTATCGTAATTCAGTTGCAAGACAAGTATAACAGACTCCTGAGCGGCGGTTTCTCTATCGTCTCTCCTGCTGGATCTAGCCAAGTCATCACCTCTGCATTGACGGTGGGCGCTCCTTACATCATCACGGTCCTCGGAGATGCGACGGCTGCTGACTGGCTCGCTATCGGCGTTCCATCCGGTATCGCACCCGCTGTAGGCGTCAGCTTCATCGCTGCTTCTACCGGACACGGCGCTTCTGCTTCTGCTCGCGTAGCTCCTCCTTCTGTTTCTGGGCTAGATAGCATTGAAACCATTGGTGATTCTAACCTAGCCATCGCTCCTGCCACAGCTGGCGGAACTGGCGCTCAGATCATCCTCCAATGCTTGAATGCTGGCGCTTTGACCGCTCCTGCTGCTGGAACAGTTATTAGTTTGAGCTTCTTGATGAGCAACAGCTCTGTCAAGTTAGCCGGCGAATAATTAGTTAGTCTTTAACCTGACTAGCAAGGTATATGGCTAGAAAGGCGTGCGAATCGCCAACCTTTTAAACTAAAGGAGTTTAGCTAATGGCTATACCCGCAACACCCGTAAATTACTTCGTCCAGCAGGCAAATCGACAGGTATTGCTTAGTTGGGATATTGTAGTCGGTGCGACATCCTACCAAATCCAACAGAGCCTAGACGGTGTTACATTTACTAATTACGCAACTGTTTCAGTTAACTCCTTTCTCGATATAACTGTAGTAGCTGGAACTCTATACTACTACCAAGTAGCAGCCGTTAACGGTAGCGGTACCTCAGCCTTTACCGCTCCACAGTCTGTCGTCCCAACTCCTACCGCAGAAATGAGTTTAGGGCAACTAAGACAATTGAGTCAGCAAAAAGCTGACATGGTTACTAGCAATTTCATTAGCATGCCAGAGTGGAATAACTTTATCAATCTGGCTATGTATGAGTTATACGATCTTTTAGTCACTGCAGACGAAGAATACTACGTGGCTACACCGGCTCAGTTTTCCTCCCAAGCTAACGGTAGCCAAACCTATCTATACCCCCTCCCTGATGGTGTAACAGCCTTTACAAACGGGATTAATGGGACTTCTACCTACATTGCCCCTCAGTTCTATAAGCTAAAGGGCGTAGACTTGGCTTTGAATACGTCAGCCAATGCATGGGTAACTATCAATAAGTTCAACTTTATCGATAGAAACACCTTTGTGTACCCTAATACTGCCTCCTCCATCTACGGTGTATTCAATCTTCAGTACCGTTTATTGGGTAATAGTATCGAGTTCATCCCAACCCCTAGCGCAGGCCAGAAGATTCGCCTTTGGTACATTCCAAGGCTTCCAGCCCTGCTTGCTGATACAGACATCACCTCAATCGGTATCTCTGGGTGGAATGAATACATTATCTGCCGAGCTGCTAAGTACGCTATGGATAAGCAACAACTTGATTCTACAGGATTAAGTCAAGAATTGTTGTTTATAACCGATAGAATCCAAAGCACCGCTGTCAATAGAGACATGGGTCAACCTGACCGCATCTCCAATATGCGTAGGAATGGCTCCTTTGGTGATTACGGCAGTGGATCTGGGTTCAACTCGCCAACGGGTGGATGGTAAGAGATGGCATTACCCATTTTCCAATCAGCATTACCCGAATTGACTATGCAACAGACAAGATGGGCAAGTCAACTGAATCCGTTGCTCGCTCTTCCTACGTCTTCACCGTCGTTCCTTAAGGATATTAAGCTGTCAGCCGGTGTAAATGTAATTAACCACAGACTGGGTAGAACGCCGATTGGTTGGGTAGTATCAGATTCAAACGCAGCTGTAACAGTCTATAGAAGTCAGCCTTTCAATGATTTAACGCTAACTCTCACGAGTTCAGGGGGGGCAGTCGTAAGTCTGCTTATATTCTAATATGCCATTATCACCAAACATGGGACTAAACATCCCACCAGTCGGTACAACTCCTGGTCCTCAGTACGCAAGCAACATTGACGCCTCGATGCTAACCATCGATCAGCACGACCATTCACTCGGTAATGGGGTACAAATTACACCATCTGGGTTGAATATAAACTCTGCTCTCTCAATACAAGGTAATAACCTTACCTTAATTGGTAATTTAGAGTTCCAAGCCCTGGTGTCTAGTGCCGCCCTCTCCTCTCTCTACTCAATCGGTGTAGATCTTTATTACAATGACGGTAGTGGTAATGTAATCAGAATCACTCAGAGTGGCAGCGTTGCAGGGGCAGCAGGAACTATCACTGGATTGCCATCTGGTACGGCTTCAGCTTCATATACCGGTGGAACCTTTACCTTTCAATCCGCCACCTCAACTGCCGCTACTATCGACGCTGGAAGCTATATCTTCAGGAATCTAACCCCTAGCTCCTTTGGTGTTACTTTACAGCCGCCAAATGCTTTAGGCGGAAATTACGCGCTTACTTTACCTTCTATCCCCTCCCAGACTAACGTAATGACGTTAGATACGGCGGGCAACATGGGTAGCATTACCTACGACGCCGTCGGTCAAGGAATGACTTCTGTGGGCTCTAATGCTATATCCGACGTTAGGACTAGGACAGTTGGCGCGTCAGTTGCAGCCGGTGGGGTCGCAATTAGTAGCAGCAGTGGGTCATTTTCGACATCCTCCGCTTCACTGGTGTTAGTCACTAATCAATCGGTATCATTGGGAACAACGGGCAGACCTGTACAAGTAATGCTACAACCAGACGCTAATGGCACATTAAATGGCGGTTACATCGGTGCTCCTCCTTCAGGGTCCGGAGTTGTAGCTCTTGTAAATAACACCACTGGGCATAAAATAGTTTTTACCATACCTTACGGTGCCCAGAATTTTCCTGGATCGCTATCAGGGGTAGACACTTCTGTTTCTGGAATATCAGGAGTTCAGAACTACCAGATTCAAGCAGCTTCGCCATTTGGCGGTGGTGCAGTTAGCGTAATTAACTGTGTATTGGTAGCGTACGAGCTATAAATGTTAATCAAGGGGAACGGCCAAACCAGGCCCCTGCACACTGTGACAGCAAGGAAAAAGTTGGGGGGGTTGATTCCATCCAAACTGTATCGCGCACT